CCGTTTCACGATTAGACCAGAAAGACTTATCATCCTCTGTTTCCATAGGAATTTTACCGTCTATCTTTAAGTTTCGTTCACGGTTCGCATCAATACAATTAGAAGTGATCTCACGGACAATCGAACCAATAGGATCCGAGTATAAATTAATAAGGCTATCCATAATGATAGCCTGTGATCCGTCCGTGATTTTGAACTTGTGTTGTTTTTGCACCCCGATGACCTCGTCAACGTGGTGCTGTTGTTGTAGTTTCATTTATTCAAATGGTTTTTCTTCTGGTTTTACTGGATTTACAACTTTTAATGATTCGTTGTAAACTTCTTTGTTTAAATCCGGAACTGAAGATACCTCTGCACCTTTAGGGATATTAGTCCCTGTTCTCTCTTCCCACTCTTCATGCAAATCTGGATGTTTAAATAGAACTTTTGCAACTCTATGCTCATGGTCCATAATATTATGGAAAGCAAAGATGATTACTTTGTAATCACGATTCATCTGAGAATACTTACCTTGTTTAAACATATCATAATCTGTCTGATAAAACGCTGGTACATCAAATACATACATAACATGATGATCATCTGGATCATACGAGTATATAAATAAATGTGTATTCTTTAGAAAGTCTTCGTATTGTAAAAATTCTTTTGAACCACTAAATTTATATAGCAAAAAGATGTGATTATCATACTGAGGATACTCTTCATCCCCAATAAACGTATTAACTAATCCTTCTTTAACTACATCTATTTCTGTAGATAACATAGGTAGTACATACGTGTACGACTTATTCAACATCATGCCCATAAAATTTAGTAGGTTACAACATCTTCATATCCTTGCTTAACAGTCCAAGTATTATTTTCTTTGTAATACTTGTATTCAGAAAGTAGACATTGTATTTGACTATTACCTTCATCAAGCCACTCTTGTGGTAGTTTATAAACTGCCACATCGTAAGCTCCTTTGGTATCAACTGCAATGATAAAAGATTCTACTGTGTAATCTGGATATTCTGCTTGAACAGCATTAATATAAAACGCTAGCTGCCTATGATAAGAATATTGTAAACAAGAATACATAAATCCTGTAACATGCCAATCTCTTATAAGAACACCAGTGTTAGTACCTATAGGTTTACATTCCCCATAAATATTAGAACTAGTAGTTTTGAGATCTGCAATAGTTACAGTCTTATTATCATGATCAACAATAATTCTGTCTAGTTTAGACTTACAGTCTACATCATGTTGATTGAAATAAATTTCTTTCTCATTAAATGTTTCTACATTTCCTTCTGGATTTGTAAATAACAATTTATTGGATACAACATGTGAACGTAAAGCCATATTACAGCCTTCTATAATCTGCTTATCTTTAGGAGATAATGCAATTTTACCATCTGCTCTCTTTAGAAATTCATAGAAGTCAACATTCTCTTGTTTCTTCTTAAAACTTTTAAGGATTGTTTCCGGCTTTGAATGAGAAGGTTTATACTGTGCATGTGCGTATGCTAAGTCAGGGATCTTATCTTCTTCCATCCCTGATTTCTCTAATTCAAAATACGCTCTAATGTATTCACCCATCTTACCACTTACTGGTGTAACATCAGCAATGATAAAATCATCTGGTTCAAGTGTGTACTTATGAATAAGAGTACCAAGCTCCAAAGCAGCACTCTTGGTTTGCATCTCTCTTTCTTTACGCATTACAAATCTGCGAGGTGAAAGCTTTAACTCACCAAGATCACTGTTAGAGATTTCTTCTCTACCGTAGTAATTTTCTTCGGACATTTTGTTTATCTAGTGTTATAGTTAATAATTCCATATAATCATTATATAGCTCCTGCCGTTGTGCATGAGCATGTATTTTAGCATTTGCAATTTTACGATCTCCGTCGTCAACCATATGATCCACGTATAGTTCTGGATCATCTAGTGCTTTTTCGAGATAATATCTTACAACGCTATCTCTACGATTATCTATCGCAGACATCAGTAATCTAATATCCATGAAGTGTCTAAGATAATTAAAACATTTTGTCTTAAACTCTTCTGTGTATTGAATTGTCATAATTATGATTTTAAAACGTTAATATAAACTCCTGGATTATCTTTATTGTATTCAAACTCCAAGAATATAGGAATCATCTCTTCTGCATTATCATCAGTTATCCACCCATATTTTACCATCTGATCTTGTACAGTCTGTGCAGGATTTATGTAGTCAAACTTATGTCTACTCTTGCGTACAAACTTAAACGTGATTCGATACGGCGCTTTGTTCTGTGAATCTTTTCCCTTTAATAATTTTTTGAATTCTTTCTTATATTCTATCCAATACTTCTTACTATTCTTGTAGTATCTTTGAGTTTGTTTGGAAACTATAAAGTATCTTCCCGTCCATCTCCTACCATTCTTGCTTGATGGGACGTTCCCTGGTATAAATATTCCTCGTGGCATGTGTGTTCTATTAACTCTGCAGCAGCCCTCAAACTATTATTAGCTATAAAGTCTGATAAATCTTTTGCTTTGTAGTCAAAGGTATTAAATTTTCCGTTAGTAAAAAATAACGGTATAAATCCATATAGCTTCCTATGTCTATTAGCAAAAGATACGCCAGTACGATCAAAGTCATAAAGTATACAGATTCTTGCAAATCTGTCATATAAATCTTTAACAACATCTGACGCAATGACGCAACTCTCAGATGAAGGAGCTACTGCAGGTATATCCCATATACTCAAGCACATAACATCTTTCAATGATTTAGTAATCACCAGTGTATCTCCTCTATCAGGCAGTTGGCTCAAACCTTGTAGGTCCGATGCACTAGTGTTACTAAGCCATTTGTATTTGCTATGTGGTTGGTATACTTTCATTTTTCCTTGCCCAAAATCATACGTATATATAGGATTGTAGCGATTAGCGCTAACGACAAGCCTATCATTAACCCACACGTGTTCTGCGGGTTTGACGTGAAATCGATTAAGGATGTTACAACATATTCCATATTTAGACCAGAATTTTTTGTCCTCCTGAGCATTCCAGGGGCGTGATTTAATTTGTATAGTGGTAGTAGAAGGTTCTATATCTTGCAACTCTTTTACCCGCTCACCAACATATTGCCTGGTAGGCGTATTAAAGTTAGTGGTAGATATACCAAGCTGAAAGTCATTGTCTACAAGTCTATACGTATCAAATCGTTTCAATCCAAAAAGTTTAGTAAGAAAAGTGAAACAGTCACCTGTCTCACCTGTACTAAAATCTTTGAAAAAATATTTACCACTGTTATGTTTAAATATAGTAAACGAAGGAGATTTATCTTTACGAAGCGGAGAGCACATAGCTCTACCATATTTAAAATCTTTACCTATATAGTAAGAGTAGATGTCTAGGCAGGTTATCCTACCTAGAATCTCCTCATCGCTAAGCTCTACTACATTACTACCATACATTAGAATGGCATTTCAGATCCATTAGTTGTTGTAGTAGCCATAGCTGCAGCAGTCACTGGACTTGCATCTGGTTCAGGCTTAACAAGCTTCTTCTTGTTGTAGTCTGAAATATAGATGTTAGTCTTATCTGCAGTTGTTTCCATACCCTCAATAAAATTAGGATACTTAGGTAGTGATACATATTTACCTTTGTAAATAAATAACATTCTAAACTTTCTACCCATATACTTTTGACCAAACAAGCTTGTAACCTTGTGGCCATACTCTTCAAAGCTATTTACATCTGTAATTACAAACTCTGCTTCAGGCATAAACTTAGTAGCAATATGCTTCACACGACGTGATACATCTGTAGCTTGCTTCTCTACATCACCATAGTCTGGATTAGCAGGGAACTCTGCATGCTTAACTGTTGCACCATTTGGCTGCTTAAACTCAAAGTCAAGTCTACCACCTTTATCTGTGTTCATTGTTACACTTACTAGTTCGCAGTTCTCTACGATACCTACCTCTGGTGCTACACCACCAGTACTGTTACTTTCGACATTACTTCCGTACATTTGTCTCTCTTTTTAAATTAATTATTACTTATTGATAATCTTCGATAGCCTTTGCTACCAACGCTAAATCGTTTGGTATTTTAACAGATCCAAACATATCCTTTGGAGATTTACCAGTATTAGTACCATCATTTTGTGTAATGAATGCATACTCCATACCTGTTTCACTCTTCGTGACATCTGTATACAATACAATAGTAAACATACCCTCGAGTGTTACAACGTTATCCATCATCTTACCGATAGTTTTAGCCTTGGTAACTTTATTACCGTGGGCATCGAATGTAACTTCTGAGTGCATCATAAATACTACAAGCAAATCATCACGCATAGACTTAACTGCATTGATTATAGACCAAGCGTTCTGAGCAATCTCAGTAAACTTCTTGAAACCAGTTTCGTTAGCTCTACGCATATACTCGTTTGCCATAGTGTATTGATAATCATCAACAACAATTGTCTTTATCTCAGGACGATTTTCATTGATGTAATTCAAACATTTAAGAATCTCTTGTGGTATATCACTAGAATAGAATCTACCATCAGGATTTTCTTTGTTGAATGTAGGATACTTAGTCTTCCATCCTTTGAATGGCAATGCTTTACGTGCCACGTTTACAATGAATGTAGACTCAGGGTTTAGATTTTCTATTGAAGTGGATTTCCCTGTCCCACTTGCGCCAACTATTAATACTTCTTGTGCCATTATTTATTTTCTTTTTCTTTTCTTAGCGCATTATTTAATTCTTCAATAGTATGTACATGTTGATCTTCAGGTTTATCTTTATTATAATTTTGTATAAGATACTCTCTATGATCTTTACTACGTTGATATGTAGGTTCATTCCAACCCCATACAATTGGTTCATCACTCATTTTCTTTCTCATTTTTAGTTGAATAAATAGGTTTTGCATCTACAATCTGATTGTGAGCTAGATTGTTTTCCATCAAGGCTATACAAGGCTCACCTTCTCGCACCTTTAGATAGTGCCAGAATATAGCATTATCTGTAGGCCACCTCTTTGGTCCGTACGCCCTAATTCCAAGCATCTCAGGTCTGTGTGTAACTACCACAATATCTGAGTACATATAACATGCATCTGCACCGAATATGTCCTGCTTCTTAGGGTAATGTAAATCAGGGTTTTGTATACGCTCTGATGCTTCTATGTTACGATTCATCTGAGAGATTAAAATAAAAGATACTTTAATCTGTTTCTTCAGACCGTTAAACATAGCCATCAAATCATAGAGAAGATCTCTATCTTGCGCACCGCCTGCCTTCTTTACAAGTAGTGTATGATCTAACATGACAACCACCGGTTTAGCCATCTCTTTAGAAAACTTCAATACTGTAGCTTCTAAAGATTTGACACTACCCGGTACATCGACATAGTATATATCATATTCATTCAACTTACGAGCTTCCTTTACTGCATTCATATAGTAGTTATCATTAAGACTAAATGTCTCAGATGCACTATACAATTGCTGTGTAGTAATTTTCATTTTATTACTAAGCTTACGGGCTATAAGCCTTGAGGATAACATCTCAAAGTTAAATGACAATATTGCAAATTCTTCGTCAGGGTTTAAATCTTTCAACCCGGTTTCTAACTGACCAAGAACTGCAGTCTTACCGCTACCAGACATACCAGCAATAGTTGTGATAGTCTGCCATTCTATACCACCCATAGATATATTATTAAACTTCTTCCATGGAGTAGTTAGAGATTTAATCTCACCTTTACGTCTACCATCTATGTACCGCAGTGCAGCTTTAGATGATTGTGAGATATGGCGCCATGGTAATGCTTTTATTTCATCACTCATACCAAATCATTTCCATAAGTTTTTTCTTCTGTGGATTCTTCAGGCTCTATGCCTTCATACATAGTCCAAGCTTCTTGATTGAGATAACTACTCATCATCTTCCATCTTGGACGAAATTCACCAGACCAACTAGCACGCTTCCTATCATCTAGTTCAGCGTCTATAGCTTTTAATATAGTATCATGTAAGTCTGGATTACGTTCTATCAATGCTATGTACTTAAGCTTGTTACGCTTCATATCATTGTGTAGTGGACGGCCTTGATCCTTTATAGGATAAGCCAATACAAATTGATTCCAACAATCTTCACAACCTCTAACTACAAATAGATCCAACGCTTTTTGACGGAGCACAATAGACTTATCGGGCATTATTTTTATAAAGCCACGCTTTTGTAATTTGTCTCTATCTATTGGTAAGATCTCTAGGTATTTAGTTAACTGTTTCGTGCCTTCGCTTTGTAGTAGCATATACACGAACTCGCTCGGGGTGAGTTTGTTGCCTTTCAACTTGGTTAAGTTTAAAGACACTTTCATCGCAGTTTAAATATTTATCTAGTTCCTCTTCATTTAAATTCATCAGCACATCATCTGATAAACATCTTAATTCATTACTACACTCTATACAATTACTCATGACACAATAAATTACCTTCATCGTCCCAATACTGTGCAGTAAAGAGATATAAATATACATCATTTTTGGTCACTTTGCAACCAAATTCCATACGTATTATATCTGTAATAGCATCCATATTAAGATCATTTAAGTCCTCATAATAAAATTTTAAGACATTGTATAGATGTCTAATTTCTGCAAGATTAACTTCTTTACCGGCATAAGGACTCTTCTTCATACATTAATGTTAAAACGGTAAATCCTCTTCTAGCATTTTAAGATAAGGGTCTATCGCAAAGTCTTCGGTAAATGTATGTAATTTAGTGTATTTTTCCAAAGCATTCATAGGATGTGCAGATTTAAGAGCTTCAGTACATGCATTGTATGCAGACCATAAAGTTCTTTCTTTAAATACTTGAGAATCAAACCACTCAGTAGTTGCTTTCTTAAGCTGTGCACCATTTAAAACACCTTGATTTACGAATAATTGACCTAAATAATTACCTGCATCTGTATCGCTAAATTTAATTTCTCTCATAGTTTGTCTATCCTCAAGAGATTGATTATATCTACGATCTACATCAGCAAATAATTTTTGTATAAGAATATCAAGATCTTCTTCTACATTTTGTGTGTGTTTACGCATCTTGATAATATCACCTGTAAACATAAGATTAGAACATACAACCACTGATGCTCCACCACATACACCTATAGGTAATGTTTTGTCATAAGAGTTACGAAATCCAATACTTCTACGTAATGTATTATCTGGATCAAAGAATGTCATACTACCAAACATTTGTTGTCCTCTATGATTAACTTCTAATTTAGTATCCATAGGATCACTTTTGTAATGATCTATACCTGCTTCTTTGATTTTTGTAACTAATTGTTGATGACTTACTGGTATGTAAGTCTCTGTACGCTCAGGGACTTTTATCAAGCCCAACTCAGCGAAATCTACTAACTTTGCCATTGCTTCCGTCTGTTTTAGGGTATTTAATTGTTTCTACATATCTATATCTAGGATAGATTTTTGGATACTCAAATCCAAATACAAGCTCAAAAATATCTTTTGTCACAAGGTGGCTTGTATCTTTCTTTTCTTCTTTAACTTTTTCTTTTTTAATTAAAGGCTTATAATCTAAATATTCTTTTTTCATGTTTCATCATCGTAGGTGATTTCATTAAACATCTTAAGTTCATTATCCATGTCTATACCGTTATCCTGTAAGGCATCTTTCAACTTATCTACATTGAAAAACATGTGATCTTCACACCCACATTCTTCTTGATCTGCACGTTCTTCTTCATGCAAATATAAAATAATATGAACAAGTGCTGTTATTTGATCATCATTTAGTGTCATCGTTTACAGTATTTGTATTTACTTCATTTATAAAATTCTGTACAGCATTAGCTGTCTCAAGTGCTGCTACTTTATCAATTAGTTTCTCTACAACTCCTTGTATTCTATTAGTCTGTGCTTGTAGATTCATAATCATTTCTTTTAATCTATGTTCTTCACTCATTTCTTTAAATTTTTATTTTGTTTAACAATTTCCCAACTTATGTATAATAGTATAACACATATTACTCCTAAAAATACTTCCATAACATATAATTTAAATTAAATTAGGGAGGCAGCAGACGACCAAATCATTTAACCTCCCTAATCGAACAACCTAGCCATATTGCTAAACTAGGATTTAAATATGCAGCGTTCACGTAGCTTGCTCACGTATAAAATAAAGGCATCTCCACATATAGGTCTCATTTAATAATCCTCTGATGGATTAACCTTTATACACAGCCTGTAGTCTTATTGGTATTGTTGAGACATTACCACTGGCTGTAATAATAAAAACACATCAACTCGTTGCTTGTCTGTACCATTTTCCTATTGCAGTTTAACTAAAAACTACGGTCAAGTCTAATATACTTGTGCCTTCTTCGATTGGACACGATATTATTGTCAGGGCCGAGGGCTATCCACTGCGCGTGGCAAAGTCTACCCAAACCTATGACGTCGGTAAGGGACTTACTACAAGCAGTTCTATAGTTTGCAACCTATATTACT